TAATATTTTTTAAATATTCTTCAGCCTTACCTTTTGGTAAGTTACCTACATCAATATAAAATATTCTACGTTCTGGTGCTCTTGATATTCTATAAATAACAAGTGCATCTTCCATCATTCTTAACTGGTTAGTAGGTTTAATAGCTTTATGCATATAAGAAAGAATTCTCTTTCTAGCAGGATCTAATACACCTGATGTACAATATGCAATTGCATCAGGGTGAATTTTTAAACCTTCGCCTGCACCATCTTTACCTTTACTAAATACAAAAAACTCTTCTTGTTTTTTGATTATAGTTGCACCAGTTTTTTCGTCTTTTTCTTCCTCAACCTCTTTTACTTTTCTAAGTTTAGTTGGGTCAATATATCTTAATTCTTGAATCCCTTTTTGTGGATTCGATTGATCAATAATAATGTGATATGGTAATCTACCGTCAATATACCATTTTCTGAAAATATCATGGGCATAACTATTAAATCCTAATAAACTAACAATATTTTCGAACTCTGTCTTTATTGCAGTTTTAATTTTAGGAGAAGCTCTTACCTCATCTAAAATAATTTCAATTGGTGCTGATTTAAAATCACCAACAATTGCTTCATTAATAATATCTTCAACAGCAGCATCACATTCTGGTTGTGTAGCAATATCACGATACTTAAGAATAAGATCAACTTCATTCTTTGCGCTATCACCGTCAATATCAATATACTGACCAAAGTGACCGCCCGTCGATATTACACCAACGCCATCTTCATCTGTCTTTGGAACAAAAGAAGGTAAGTTTTGTTCACTCCCTTTTCTTTTAATTTCAAATCCGAAAAATTCTGCCATATTTAATTCCTCAATATTATTGGAGGGGATAACTCCCCTCCTCTAATATTATTTATATACCTTTAAGAAGTGGTATTTGATTCCCAATATTGTACTTGCATTTCAACTGTGAATTCTTCAATCTGATTTTCATTATCATATGAAAGTTCAATAGTTGATAAGTTAGTTGGGAACACGCCTCTAAGATCATATGTCTTAGTAACTTCACCAGCTTTATTCAGCTGTTCAATAAGCATATCAGCTTGATAATCTGTTGGATTACTTAAGCCGCTATTATTATTGTGCTCATTGATACCATTCATCCATCTTTCAAAAGAGTTTCTTACTTCGAAACCTACATCATTAATTACTGTTAATGATACTGGCTCAAATGTTCTATCACCAGCTAATTGTAACTGTCTGCCCCTGAATAATACAGGTACAGGTGCTACAACTGATGAAGGAAACTGAGCTCCTTTAATCATGAATGAAGATAGTTCAACGTCACCTTGAGCATATGAAGGAAAATTACATGTTACTTTGAACATGTTGGAACGTGCGCCACCTCCTACGAGTTTTGATTTAAAATCATCTACGCCTAAAATTGCCATTTTAATCTCCTATTATACGCCAGCGATTTCAGTGAAATCGACTCCGGTTCTTGTTGCTATAAAGTTCAATGAAATGAAGTTAATAGATCTTGATGGCTTGATAAAGATATCAGCTACAAATCTATTAGCGTCAATTACCTGACCTGTGTTATTTGTTTCATCACAAACAACTTTAAAGTCAGTTACACCTCTTCTACCTTTTACGTCTCTTAAGAATGGTTCTAAAAGATTTCTGAATTGAGCTCTTGTAAATTCATCATTGAATTCAAAGAGTTGACCTTTAGCAGCTGTGCTAATTGCCTTCTCAATAACAATAAATAATCTTCTAACATTAATTCTATCGAACGCACTTGGTTTGGCTAACAAAGTTTTGTCTCCAAATAACATAGTACCTTGTCCTGGGAAAGATACTAATGGATTGATTCTTGCTTTATATAAAGAATCTCTATCAGCTTTCTTTGGATTTAGTGCTAACTTTGTTACACCTAGAAGTTGTCCTCTTGTTACACCTGCTGGGCTAAACCATGCATCTGCAACGTTATCTGTATTTGCACAAAGACCTGCTACAATACCTGATGCTCCAATCCATCTATATACGTCATTATACTTGTCGTATACATAGACAGCTGAAGAATCCATTGAAGCATATGAGCTTGATGGAATTGCTGTTGCGTTTCCACTTGCTTCTGTTCCATTTGCCCATGAAATAACCTGTGCAACACTTCCGCCTGCAGCTGAATCTTCAACTGGTGCTGAAATGAATGCCATGCAATCTTTTCTTGCTTCTGCTATAGAAATAAGATGTCTTGCAATATCGCTTTCTCCATTTGCATCTGCTGCGGCAAACAATAAATTTACATCTACTGTTTCTGCATCCGCTAGTAAGTCAAATGATGATGTAATATCACCATGTGCAGGAGCGTTATCACTTACACCGCCAGCTAATACAGCTGATACGATTGTATCAGAATCTGCAAAAGCTCTGCTAGCTACAAAGTTTGAACCTGCTGCTGAAGTTACTGGATCTGAACCAGCATCAAATGCTGAGTTATGACCACTCCACCATACATACTCGGATTGATTATTAATTACATCTTTATAGTAATTAGTTGTGCCATCTGATTTTTTACCTTGTGGTGATAAAGATAAGAATTGGAATACTTCTAGAACTGTTCCTTTAGTTCCACTCCATAATCCATCTTCATCAATCACTGCTACGTGGATTTCATCATTTGTTGCACCTACAGCTGCTGCGCTTTCAGAAGTTCCTGGTGCTGCGTCAAAGCTGTCTTTAGGATCAGGTAAACTACCTAGTCCTGTCCATGCTGCAAAAGATGTTGAATTTGAGCAAATATCTACTCTTAAGCTATCGCCTAAAGCGCCTGGATATTTAGCTACAAATGTTCCACTCAGTGAGCTAAGGGAATCATAATGGTCTTCGTTTTTAATTAAAAGTGCTGTGCCGTCTGTTGCATTTTTCATGTCAGACTTTTCAGCACGTACTACCTTAAGTGCGTTTCCATACTTTAAGAATGAAGCAGCAGTTAAGAAGTGTTTCGCCGTAACTGAGTCTGGAGCTCCAAAGATACTAGCTAATTCGTTTTCTGAACTAACCGTAGTAACTTCTTCGACCGGACCCCAATTAAATGCACCTACGAATCCACCAATACTGGTAGAAACTGCAGGTACCACGTTCGTTGCGTCAATTTCTTTGACTTGAACGCCTGGTGATACTTGAAATGCCATTTTTTCGTCCTCTCAATTTGAGTTAGTTAATATGTTTTCATAATACGGTTATATTCAATAGTATTATTTATATAAATAATAATTTCTAGAGATGATCTACCTCGAACCATACATTACCTTCACCGTCACCAACTCCCTCTTTTCTATTTCTACCATCTTCTATAATACCAAATGGTAACATATCGTCTTGAATTGCCTTTAACTGTTCCTTATACATTAATTGTTTCATATCAATATTAGTCAATCCTGCAAATATATCAGTTGTAGTAAACCAACCAAATAATACTAAATTCATAACTAAGTCATCATGATTAGGTGCAACTGCCTCAAATGAAGCGCCTCTAGCAACAAATGTACACATTTCTGTAATAGTTTCAGCATCAACAATATGTAATTTCTTTGAAGCAATTAAATCTTTAAATGTAGAACAACCAATTCTTTTAACCCGTTTAGTCATAGTAGCACCAATCGCATTAGCTTTAATTTGTGATTCTACAAACATATTTTCATATTCTAAATCGTAATATAATCCATTACAAACTATTGCTCCTTGATCATTACTTTCAACAATTGTATATGCGTCATTATACATTCTAGCATATTTGTATATAATATCAGGAAATAATAATGGTGATATGTTATTATCTCTAAATACACACACCTGTTTGAATGGATTTACAGATGTATCAATAATATTAAATGTACTATAATCTTGTCCACGGCCCTTAGATACATCGACTGTCATAACATAGTGATGTCCTTCTTTTGGGTCCTCATATTGAAATAAATTTTCTGACCATCGTATTGGATCAATGGCCTTTTGTGCTAATAAATCATTTGCCTCAATTAATGTATTACCTCTACCATGGAAATTATTACCAAATTCTTGGTCGAACTGCAGCTCTGATGTATTGGCAATTGTTTCTTCTTTCCATTTTTCATCACGCCCTGGGACGTCCCACCAATCTACTCTAAATGGTTTAAATTCATTTGTATTTGTTGTGGCACCTTCCCATAATTTGTGGTATATATTACCAACACCATTTGCTGTAGAAGCAATAATAATTTTTGTATCTTTACCAGATGAAACAACCGGATATGTTGATGTGTAAAACTGAGCATCATTATCGATAAATGCAAACTCATCAAGAAATAATAAATTAATTGATAAACCCCTGATAGAACTACCTGAGGTAGCTGCAGCAATAATTTTTGAGTTATTACTAAATTCTATAGAACCTTTATTTAATGCTTTACAACCTGGCTGCAAAAAGAATGGTAAGTTTTCTAATGCTAGTGTAATTCTACCTAGCATTTCTCTAGCCACTGCACCTTTGTTAGCTAGAATTGCAATAGTTTTTTCTGGATGGAAACATGCATACCATAATAAAAATACAACTGATGATATTGATTTACCACTTTGTCGACATGCTAAAACAATATTAAATCTGTTTTCATTGAAGTGATGAAACATTTCTTCTTGATATGGCCATAAATCAAATGGAACTAAACCTTTATCAAGTGAAATAACTTTTACATACGTACGAGCA